TGCTGGAAAGCAAACCTATCAAAATAGGTTAGGTCAACGGAAAACAGGTAGCCAAACGTCCAAGGCGCAGTGATATAGCAAAATTCGGTCGGAAGGTCAATCATATCAAACGTGTCGCGCGTTCTATTGAACCACACGAATGCTACACCGTCCTTGCACGCCTTATTATCAATCCTGCGAATCTGATATGGAATGTTTAGCTTCCGAAGGAAACTAAGAACCTTGTTGTAGCTTGCCCTAAATTCAGACGACTTCGCCTTTTCAGCAAGGTTTGGCGTCGCACAACGCAAATCATAGTGATATGACTTGATATCAGACAACAAGCTTGCTGCCCTACCATACTGCAAATTTGCATTTTCAAGATAGTGCGAAAGAAGTCTAAGATTTTCTGCGTTCTGTTCTGGATGCTGAAGCCAGTCTTGAAGATTGTCACTTGTTGCGGAACCAGATGTGAACGCAAGATTTTGCATTAAGCTTTCGCTGAAAATAGGATTGTAGATGCCTTTTTCAGAAAGGGAATATGCAACTGCTTCAAGGTCTTTAATATTAGTGCTGATTTTGTTCGCGAAATACATCGACCCACGGTCGCTTCGCATGAAGTCACAGAACTGCTGAATTGATTCAAGCTGTTCTGGCGTTGCGTTTTTGCGCGGACGACCACGCGAACGCTTTTCATCTGCCAAGCAGATTCACCCCTTTCATCTAAAGATTCGTCCGAATTTGTTCCCGACACGCATATTAGAAGAAAGGCTTCTGTTCATGCTTGAAATGGCGGAATACATATCGTCGTCATTCAATCCCTTCAAAAGCTCGGTGTCGAGAAGGGACGCGTAATAGTTTAAGTAAATCAAAGAAACAATTCGGTCTTTCGTCAAACGCTTCGGTTCGACAAGTCGGAAGTTACCACCAACAACATACACAGTAAGCGAAAGCGCTTCATTGATAAGCTGTGTGGTCTGTTCAAACGGAGCAAGCAACCAAGGTCTTCCACCCCAGTCGCCGACTTCGTCTGTGTAAAATCTGAAACCAATGTCCTTCGCGAAGTCCTTTTCAACTTCGTCTGGCTGTTCAAGAAGCTTAATCATGCCAGTCTTTAGCTTATCCTTAAAGATAACCGCCATTTTACTATTCAATTCAGCAGTACCATAGATAGGATAAATGCACGGAATCGCGTTAGGATTGATTGTCTGCTGCATGTATTCTTCATACTTGTGCGCGATTGTTTCGTGATAAGCAACCGTGATTGGCGGATAATCAACTCCGCGGATATCATCGTGAATGACATCGGTCATAATGTTAAAGATAGCATTACCAAGATTTCGGAAGTCCATTACAAGCGTATCCGCTTCAAAGTCCGTCATAATTTGACGAATACGAAGCGCCTGTGCAGGAGCACCGACACCATTAGAAATTTCAGAATATACAATCTGTCGTTCATAGCCTTTTCCGCGCTTTGGGATAAGCCTTGCAACATTGATTGCGGTGTTATCCGAACCGCGCGCGGCAGAAGAAGCCAAGTCAACGCCGACCAATCGTATTTCGCCAGGAAGCTTTGGCATACGATACCTCTGCTTTCCAGAAGCGACTTCTTCGGGACGCTTTGGATAGAACGCCTGCTTCAAAACACGCGCTTTATCAAAATCGTCATAAGAAAAGAAGGCGTTTTCATCAATGCCATAGGGTATATTTTGATACTCGCATTGGAAGGATATTAGGTCAGAACTTTTCCGTTCCGATGCAATTTCACGCGGCGACTTAATACCATGTTCCAAACTTGCCAAATAGTCAAATGCCATGAACACAGTGCTATCCTTGGACTGAATGCCAGTCTTATCACCGTAGATACTAATTACAATCTGTTGAATCGTGTATGGATACCACCAGTTTATTTTAAGCCCAGCAGAACTAATCGAAATCATTTTCGATTCTTCTGTTAGATGGCTGTACTGTGGCAATCGTCTAAATGGCGCAGGTCTAACATAACGCATAGGTGCAATAACCGCATCAAGAAGGTCTTTACGTTTCATACTATTGCATTCTTCACGAATAACACAAGTTGCTCGCTGGCCTCTTGCGTTGTCCGAAAGCGCGACAACTGTAATTTTAGAACCATTAACAAATTCGACAATACGGTTATTTTCATTTATCGTTATCTTTGAAATTTCGCGCTGAATGTTCGGGTAGTCATCGTAAAATCCCTGAATCTTGCCAAGAATAACTCCGGCCTGTCCTTTAGTCGATGAAACAACAATGATTTCGCTTTTAGGGTATAGTGATGCAATGCAAATGGCACCAAGACCAACAATCCACGACTTTGCTGTTGCACGCGATGCTGAAATTGTAATTTCGTCTTTCGCGCCAATCTCGTACAGCATCATTTTCTGATAGTCATGAAGCGTTTTAACCTGAAAATAGTGTTCGGCGTACAACTGGATATTTCGCCTATATAGCGTCGCCCAGTCCTTGATTCGCTTCAAGCGGCTTTCGCTAATTTCAGTCTTCTTGATAACACCGCGCGGTCTTTTACGGATATCCGCAGACTTTTCGTTGCTACCAAATGGATTATAGTTAGTCGTGTTTCTCGCCATCGTCATCACCATCAACATCAAGATAGACACCACTGATATCTTCAGGCTTGAAGTCTTCAGCTTCCTTATCCATCTTGTCCATTACGACGCGGAAATCACGCGACATACCAATATAGTTGCGAACAGCGCGGTCGTATGTGCGCTTAACATATTCATCAATGCCTTCAACATCCTTGAATAGCTTTTTATTTTCAAGCCATTCAGCAGGGGACATTGTTTCGACATCCTTGAGCCAGACACCAAATGCGGCAGTTGACTTGCTGCTTGTGCTTTCCTTCAGCTTATCAGGTGTAATCGAACATTTATCCATCAGCATAGTAAGCGTTTCGTAGTCGGACTTTTTAAGTTCGCCGCCTTCTTCACGCGTTTTGCGCATCTTTAACTGCTGAAGGCAAACTTCCTTGATAAGCATATCAACACCTTTTTCGTCGGTGTCTTTCGTCTTCGCCCATTCGTTGTATTCGTTTTCAAGGAATACATAGTCATCATCTTCAAAGCCAGTCCCCCACTTTTTTTCAAGCGCGGACATCTTCTTATTATAAGCCTGTTCAATGACTTCTGTGACGGGCTTGTCAGTTGTCTTGTCTTCGTAGCCTTCGGGTCGGTCGTTCTTGTAAACGTCAAACGTCAAATCCGCTTCTTCATTGGTGTGATAGATACCTTGAAGAATTGTAAGATACTTGCCGAATAATGAAGTCTTCGTATTAACCGCAATCTTATCAATATCGGTTTCAGATTCTTCTTCTTCGACGCCATTGATTGCATTTACGGTCGCCTGCATACCGTTCTTTTCAAGCGCTTTCATCAGCATACTGTATGCCTTACTATCATAACGATAATTCAAACAACGACAAACTTCGTAAATCGCAATATCAATGCGACCATGCATCTGATAGAAGTAATTAAATAGGTATGTGCAACAGTCAATGCACACGGAAAGTCGACAATCGGTATCTAAAAAGTCGTAGCTTTTGTAGAACCGTTTGATGTCTTTTTCATTCGTACAGTAACGACATTTTTTCTTTCGTATATCGCGGTCTTTTGTTTTTGCTTCAGCGATGGTCAGCGGGGCTGACCTATCCATAGTTTTGGTCTTTCTCACGCGACCACCTTCCTAAAATAGTAAAAGCCACCCGAAGGTGGCTTTCGTCTAAAATTAAGTCAAATCAATAAAATATTCAGCCGTCTTGCCATGATTAGGCGTAAATTCAACAATCACGGCGGCGGGATTAGAACACTTATTAAGCGACATTGCGAAGTCGTCAATACCGACAATAGAAGGAACGCGAATAACGCCCTTCTTCACACCAGTAGTTTCACTGGCGCTATGATGTAAGTGACCACCAAGAAGGTAGTGGATTTCAACACCGTAGGTATTCGTCAAATCCTTAATCGCCTTTTCCATGTCCTTCATTTCGCCATGAACACCAAGGACATTGTAACCGGCAATACTATCAAAAATGTTACCAGACGGATTTTCAATCAGCTCAAAATTAGGGTTGTATTTCATACGCGCCTTAATATAAGAAAGCACGACCTTATTCATGTTTTCATCCTTAAAGGCACCACGGGGCTGATTAAACATGCGGAGTTCAGAATGATTGCCAGCAACCATATGGAACCGAACATTAACAACAGAAGTAAGTTCGTTCAGCCATTCGCTGATGAATTCCATATACTTAACTGTGCTGTCAACAACACCCCACCGAAGCTTCATAAGTTGTCCGACGCGAAGAACGCCATCAGTAAAGTCACCCATCGAAAAGACGTGAAGTGTACCAATGTCATGTTCGCGGCAGAACTGCTTTGTGTAATCAAGAAGCTTTGCCATACGTTCAGCAAAGATTTCTGGACTATAGGCGTTAATCACTTCGCCCATCAATCCCTTAATTTCAAATTCACAGCCCAGATGTTCATCCCCAAAACACAGCACATATTCCTTTTCGTCATTACGCTTATCGTAAGCAATGTCTGGAATGGGAAGCGGTTCGAGGGTTTCAATCGCGCCAAGAAGCTTTTCGACAATCAGTTCATCACGAGCGTTTTCGCGAAGCCAAGCATTGTATTCAAGCTTTTCAGTCTGAAGACGAATGCGTTCCTTCTTCAGTTCGTTGCTGGCAACACGAATGCTTTCAAGCTGTTCCTGTCCGTCAACAAGCTTCGCGCGGTTTGCTTCAAACAGCTTCTTGAAAGAAGTATAGTCCTTACGATACTTGCTTTCAGTGTATTCGTAATTAAGTTCCTTATTCAGAAGCTTTGCGACTTCATCCCAAGAACCAATCAGGTCTTTATTTTCGCAGATTCTAAAAATGTATTCAACCTCACCTTCAGCGGGGTTTCTATGGAAGTTAGGCATTTTCGTCTTCCTCCGGTTCTAAAATTTCTTCGTCGTCGTCATTCGTAGTGTTATTGCTATACCAGTTACCAAAACCAGCTTCACGCATCTTCTTTCCAAAGAAGTGTCCCATTGTTGGAAATTCTTCGTTCGGATAGATGCCTTCTTCAACGCCGCGACGATATTCATTCGCAAGCGCGCCCTTCTTCATCATGAAACGACGACGTTCAAGAATATCAGGGTGGAAGTTTTCACGGAATTTGCGAACTTTCTTATATCGACTGCCTTCGGGATAAATAATTGTATTATCATCTCTGACAACCATGCTTTTACCAAGCTGTGCAGTTTCTTTTGCAACAGCATTGGATGTGCTAATCAGGTCTTCCAGTGTTTGTTCACCGTTGGACATATATGGAACAATGGATTCAACAAACCCTTTTGGAACAACCGTGTCCACGCCGTAGTACAGCATATGATAAGGCTTTTCAAAATCAATCATCGGCTTATAGTAGCCAAACTGCCAAATCTTTTCATCCTGCACATATCGAGGAAAGTCAAGACGTTGCCACTTACTACGAATGTTTACGCCATCAAGGTCAACAGTCTTACGTTGCAGAAGTTGCGCATAGATAGCTGGCCCAACTTCTTCAAGCACTTCCTTGACATCCCAGACACGAAACTTTGTCTTCCGCGCAATCATTAACGCAAGGTCATATATGCCGACCGACTTGGCAATCGGTTCATTAGACGACGGTTTAGGTTTACGCAAATAGCTGAAGTATTCGCGTTTAGATACACGCATTCAATCACCACAATTCTAAAAAGTCATCCGAAAATTTCACGATACAGCTTGTCGAAATCTTCGTTTCGTTCAATAACATAGTCGCCAGTATTTGAAAGTTCGTATGTAATCCTAAGATGCGCAAATCTTCCATCGGCGGTGTTTTTTGCGTAGTCCTTGTCCTTGTCAGTCTTTTCGATAAAGCCAAAACTAAGCAAC